TTGATTGTAAGAAATTAAGTTGTGCATAATAACCTCCATGCACAAAGAACATCATAATAAAGGAGTTTTCGCTCATCTGTATCACCTCATATATTCTATCACTATCTATGTAAATTATGTTTAGATGATAACATTTCCGCAACAAAAATTTATGCCTACGAGTTTATACCTATAAAAAAAGAGGGTTCTAAGACCCTCTTTAAATCATGCAAGACGTGATGCCATATAAAGTTGTGCTTCACGAAGACGTTGTTCTTTCAGAATTTTTTGTTTGATGAGAATAAGTGCCATTGGTTTGCTCCTTTACTTGTTTAGGGTATTGGCGCGTTCCTTCAGTCAACTTTTGCGTCTATCTTACACTCCTTTGGAGTAACCTGTTTGATTTCCCAAATCAAGTCATTTTTGGCTTGTTTGGGAATATCAACTCGATTAACTCTACTAACCATCAACTGTGCTTGTAGGCAAGTTAAAATGAGTGTTTCCATAGATGAACGGCTCCGTTCCGAGTCGTCTTACTTCCGTCCCATAGGGATGAACGTTGGGTTATTATAAACCCATTCATCTTATATAGTCAAGCACTTTTGTAAAATTTGATACCAATTATGATTGTCTTAAAGTTTTCAGGTAAGAAAGAACATGATCTCGAATCGACATAAGTTCATTATAACACTTTTGATTATGAGCACATTGGCGAAGTTCTTGATCTGGTTTATAAACACTTTCAATAAACAAATCAAGACCTCGATTCCACTTGTCCGAATAAGATTCTTCAGTCATGTTGTCTCCAGTCCTCAGGTTTATCTTCACTAAAGAAATTTATAATATCATCGGCAGTTGTAAATCCAGATTTGTGATTTGAAGGATCGGGATCTCCCAAATCAAGTTGATTCATAAAGTCATCCAGACTTCCTTCTTGCATATTGGGATTTGCAGCACGTCTTCTGGCCTGTCTTAGAAGTGTTGCTGCTGATCTATTTGCTTTGGCAAGTTTTTCTGCCCAGATCATATCTTCCAAACTCACCTCTTCGTGTTGAGCAATCTTCTCACAAATTGCTTCAAGACGGAGACGATATTGTGTAGAGAGCATGTGCAATCTCCATATAGGGTTATTTAGGATTACCTTTCAATGTAACTCAGGGTATGATTCTGAGCATAGAGTTGTTGAATAATGATGTCGCAACCAATTTTAGGGTTACAATCTCCACAGGTATAAACATCAACTGCTGCTTTACCTTCTTCAGGCCATGTATGAATGCTGATATGACTTTCAGATAACAAACAGATTACAGTGACTCCTTGTGGTTCAAACTTTTTTGATATTGTTTGAATCACAGTTGCGCCACTTGCAACTGCTGCATTTTCAAGCAGGTCTATAAGACAACGCTCGTCGTCCAAAAGAACAAACGAGCATCCATACAAGTTTAGTAGATAATGTTTACCCATCAATCTCTTTTAATAAATCACTTACCACTTTCTCAGTTCCGTCCATTGTTTTTACAGCAAACAATGGAGATCGCATATATTTTTTAATCTTCTTATAATCCTTCAAAAGTTTTTTTACTTCGTCTTTATTGATCGCAACATCAATTTTCTCTTCACTAAATCCCTCACTCATTTTTTCTTTTTCTCCGTTCTAGATTGCCAAAGTTTTGGATTTACTCGTCCATCTGTCCATTTAATATCCTTCAAACCCTCACGATATTTGTCCCAATACATATCAAAAATATCCGATTGCTTGTTACAAATTACAATATCGTAAAGAGTTTCTTCATCAGAAACATAGGTAACGATGTAAGAGTTTAATGGCAAAGACTTATCTTTCGCTACAGATTTTTCACATTTCTGATGAAGGACTTGACACATCAGGAACGACCTCCCCACTGAATATCAGGATATGCTTCTGACACAAGATCCTTGGTAATTTTATACTTAGATTGAAGTTGCTTGTCTTTTACAAGGCAGAGAACTTGAGCTTCATCTGGATGAAGACCTTCAAGAATCTGAATAAAGATTGTTTCTCTACGGATGCTTGGAAGAGTATCGTTGCCACCTTTTACAAAATTGTAAAAGTGTTTAAACTCCCTTCTTAAAGAAGAGTGATCTGTTCCCAGAGGATTCTCATTTGGTTTGAAAGGGACTTCGCCTTGAGGGAGAACAGAAATTACAGAGTCATCAAAGTTCCAAATGAGCAGAGACTTCAGAGCATCATTTGCATACTCTTTCAGAACTTCAACTTTCTTTGCGTTGGTCTTTTGTTTTGAAACAAGATCTAGGATCTCATTCATAAATGGATTGGGAGGAAGTTTAGTCGAATCTTCAGTCGTCTTCCTCGTCTTCGTCGTAGTCATAATCGTTTTCAAATCTCCCAGCTAAAATTTCGTCAGGAATGATGTTTCCGTTTGAGTCAAACATCTCTGGATGTGTATAAACTGGTTGGGTCTGATAGAAATGTTCTTTTGCCAACCATCCTACCACACCTCCCACAAAAAAGAACATGATTGAAACCAATGTTCCGATGGTAAGGGTTACTGCTAACATAGGTCTTCTCCAGAGAGTTATTTTTTTCTTATATCAAAGTGAAATTCAATATAGAAATGAAACTCTCTTCGGAAAAGGGAGATCATTTTACCAAACTTCACTTGCAAAGTTTTTGGACTTGGTGATCTTCTTCTCCTATTACGTAATAGTAATTCAACACCCCGATTAATTTCGGGTTCTGATTTATTTAGTTTGCTTCTTCCGCCTGCCGCGCCTCTTGTCATGATTGTATTGCCAAGCATCCTCTAAGATGCCATGAAGATAATTTCGAATTTTTCTTGCTTCTGGTTTAGGAATGTGTCCATAACCTTCACGAAGTTGTTTATGCATTTCATCTGAGCCACCTTCAAGATAATCATCAAGGTCCATTACAAGATTGCTGAGTTCGCTTGCAGTGGTGCTTTCAATAAACTCTTCAACTTCTACTTTTTTAGTTCCTCGTATCTTAAGATAGTCGTAGAACTTCATTACAAATTGACCATTGAATGCATAATCAATTGCCTTTTCTACATCAGAATAAATTTCCTGAGTATTGTTTTCCATTAAACCAAATTCTGCTCCTTCAGGTATTGAACCGTATCGGTGCATCCACCAATATGTTGATCATTTACAACCACTTGAGGAAAAGTAGAACCTTCTCCAAATTCTGCGTAGAATTCTTCACGAGTAAAATCATTATTCAGTTTGTAAACCACATGCTGCAACTCAGCTAATTGTAGCACCTGCTGAACTTTTGTGCAATATGGACAACCATCTTTAGAGTAAACTGTAAATTTCATGTGTAGATATAAACTGAAAGTTATTTAGTGTAAGTATGTCTGGTTAAATACTCTATCATATTTTGAAGATTTTGCACATTGTCGCCAACTTGACCCAATACCATATTACAATTTCTACAAAGTAATTGACGAACTTTTCCAGTTTTATGGTCATGGTCTACACAAAGTTTTTTCCATTTACCATCACCTTCTTTTTTACAAATAGCACAAAGGCCCTTTTGTTCTTCGAACATCTGTTTATGTTCTGCGAGTGTTATACCATAGTTTCTTTTTAAGTCATTGTTTCTTGTGCGTTCTGGGTTGTCTTGGTGGCGTTTTTTTACTCTTTCTTTATCACATTCTTTACAGGAAGAATGGCGAACCATACTGATCCTATTTCTTACATAAAATTCTGTGGTGGATTTTTCTTTACCACAAGTCATACAAGTTTTATACAGGTCAGAATACAGTTTAGTCATTCGTGTTTTCTTTCGTGCATAATTATTTATAAAAAAGGAACTCCGAAGAGTTCCCCTTTATTATATCATCCGATGGTGGGAGCAGTCAAGGCAACTGGTGTTGCTTCGACTGATGCTAAATCCAAAGGAAAGTTGTGTGCATTCTTGAAATCCCACTGTCGCCAGGGGCAAGGACTATATCATCACTCTTTCGAGTGTCGGACGCTAGTGGCGTATTACGGATGAAGCGTCATCCACCGCCTAGTCTCTGAACCTTCCTTACACGCTTGCAAGGCTTGG